TAGTTGATATGCTTGATTATATATTTTCTTTCCACCAAAAAATCTTCGCTGCTGGGGATAGATGGCTTATGGAACGGGGTATTATTACTCCCATTGCTCACAATAATATAGTATTAAATCTATATGCAGCTACTGGTGTTCCATATTTAGAATATTTTATTAATCCTGAGAGGAAAACTTTGGAGGTAATATTATACCAGAAAAGATGGAAACTACTATTTTTTGGTGGAAAGAAAATATATAATCAAGCATATCAACTACTTAATGAGTATTTATTGGACTATACAATAAGAGTTCATGTAGATATATTTAAAAAGAAGAAGATGTGATATACTAAGTGTGTGATATTTAAAGGAATTAGATATGAGTGAGAAAAAAACACCACAAAAAGTAATCACCGAAACTGAAAAAGAGATGATGTATACCATGTATCGTAAAGGTGCTACTCTTAAAGCTATTTCTGAAGAGTTTGATCTAGCTTATGTAACTTTAAAGAAATATAAGAGAGAGGGTGGTTGGGATGAAAGAAAAGAGATTGAAATTGCTAAAGAAACTAAGCTCATGGAGATTGGTCCAGAAACTTTAGCTCAAGAATCTTATACAAAAGTTCTACGAGCTTGTTTTATTTTAGCCGAGCAAGCAGAACAAAGAGTTCTGAAAAACGGTGAAGACATAAACCCAAACCTTCTCAAACTTTTAACAGATTGTATAGATAAGCTTCAAAGATTACATTTATTTTCTAAAGCAGGTGGAGTAAATAAGTCTGAAAGTAGAAATTTAAATGTAAATACAAAGGTCGATTATAGAGAAATGGCCAAGATTTACAAAGAAGCTAAGAAAAACGGTGAAGAATACGACTCCAAAAAACACTTAGAAGATGTGATTAATGCTACTTATGAGGATGTAGATGGTTAAAAAGGCTCCTTGGTCTAAGAATTCTGTGAAACTTGGAATTATTGACTTTTTCGAGTGGGAAGGAACCCTTTCGGTAAAAACTCTATCTCCAGCACAGAAGATGACTTTAAAGATCATTAGAGGAGAAGAATTAGATACTACCACTCCTATTCCCATAACCCACCCCTATCAAGATAGAGAATTTGAATCAGAATTAGAAATGTTTAAGGTTTTCAGTGGAAAGCCTCATTATACCCCGACTCTTTATAGTGATGCCAGTTTGTGTTATGGTCGTAGATCTGGTAAATCTACTACTTTAGGTGCTGGGTTAGCTATTTATTATGCTACTCAATTCGATTATACTCCTTTCTTAGGTACCTCACCACATGCTACTATTCCCCTAATCTCTGCCTCTAAAGAGCAGGCTGGAGAGATTTATGCAGCTATTAAATCTTTCTTTTTACGAAGTCCTTATCTTTATGAGAAGTTTTTAGATGGAGAAATTGATCGATTTCAAGAAGAATATTCTGAAGAGGATATTAAACGACAAGGAAAAATTACTGGCGGTGTAATCAAGCTAAATAATAGAGTTATTATTAAAGTTATGGCTGCGGACTATTCTAAAGTTCGTGGTATTGCTGTTCCTTTTGCTATTCTAGATGAAGTTTGTTTTTTTGGTGTTGAAGGAAACGACATCAAAAATACTGATAAATCTATTTATGAAGCTCTTGCTCCTGCTTTATCTCAGTTTCAAACTGTAGAAGGTATGGCTCTTATTTTAAAAATTTCCTCTCCTAATGGTCAAGCTGGGCTAATGTATGAAGATTACGAGAATAAATTAGATCCTGATGTGCTACATCTTCAAGTCCCAAGTTGGTATGCAAATGACACTATTCCAGTAAACTATCTTAAAAAACAAGAGAAAAAAGGTAAACAATATTTCAGTCGAGAGTATGGAGCACAGTACACTGCTTCGGAAACCTCTTATCTTGATCCCGATAGAATAGATAAGTGTATTATTAGAGGTTTAGAGACTAGGGATTACTGTAAAGGTTATAAATATGTTGCTGCTATGGATTATGCAACTAAAGATGATTATTGGGCTTTTTCTATAGGACATAAAGAATATTATTGGGATTCTGAGGCTAAAGAAAAGAAATCTATTGTTTACATAGACTTTACTGCTAAATGGAGAGGAAAAGCTGGATCTGAACTAAACCCTGCTGAAATTATTCCAGAAATATGTATGTATATGAAGCGGTATAAGATAGGAAAGTGTATTACAGATCAATATGCCTCAGCTGCCTTAAAGCCTTTCTTTCAAAAAGAAGGCTGTACATTACAAGAGTTTATGGTAACTACTACTTCTAAATTAAAATATATGTATAGTTTAGCTGTAGCAGTGAATTCAGAGGCTTTACGGATAGTTCACGATCAGCTAGCTATTAAACATCTAAAAGATTTACGAGAGAAAAGAACTACCGGAACAAACAAAATTAAAATAGAACATGCTCAAGGATGTCATGATGACTTAGCTGATACTATTGCCTTATGTGTGTATCAGTTTGATAAAACTAGTCCTATTTATGTAGGGATTACTGTTGTTGATGATGAAGAGCCTATTCAAACAAAAGATTTAATGGGAAAACAAGTACTTACCCCTACTGCTCAAGATGTAGCAGATTATGCTGGTAATACTCAATTCCATGATAATAGGAAGGAAATCGAGGAGAAAGAAAAGGGAGAGCCCGAGTCAGAAGATTCTGACGGTTTTTGGTTTATTATTTAATTTTACTGTCAAATTTTGTTATAATACAATAGACTGTAAGAATTGGGGAGATTATATAATATGGCTAATATTTTTACAAAAGTCCTTCAAGCTACAGATGTAGCACTAGATGCTTATATAAAAAAATCACAGACTGCAATTGAACTACCCGAATCATCTAAAGATCGAAAAGGGTTTGTTGAAATCCATTGGGGAGATAACTCTCAATATGGATATAAAGAAAAAAGAGGTTTAATTGGGCCTTCAGTATTAAAAAACATGGCTCGAAGAGATTCAATTATATCTGCTATTATTCAAACTAGGGCTAGTCAGGTTGCACAATTTGCAAAACCGCAAAAAGATCGTTATTCTCCTGGTTTTAGAATATTTCCTATGGAGCCTGCTGATATATCTGCCGAAGATAAAATAAAATTAGCCGATCCTGAGCTATCTGAAGAAGAACATGCAGAATTGAATTATAAACTAGAACAGCAAAAAATGGAAGACCAGCAAGAACAAGAAAAAGATATGAAAATGATATCTGATTTTGTTATGAACTGTGGGATGCCTTTAGCTGAAAGAGACACCACTTATAAAAGAATGAGCTTTGAGAAGTTTTTAAGGCTTTTAGTCCAAGACCGAATGACTTATAACTACTCTGCTATTGAAATGATTCCTACTCAAGGTAAAACTGACTCCCAAGGTAATAGATTAATTCACCATTTCTACCCTGTCTCAGCAGGTAGTATCCGATATGTATCTAATAAGAGTGCTGAAGAATATAATAAAATGATTAGAGAAATGTTGGCTAATCAGGGTATTCAATATTCAGAGGAGAAAGTAAAAAAATATAGATATGTTCAGATTCTTAGAGGTCGTATTGTAGCGGCTTGGGCTGAAGATGAGTTTGTTTTTGAGCCTGGAAATCCAACAGTTGATCCTGAAGATAATGGATATGCACCTGGGGAGTTAGAATTTCTTATTCAGATTATTACCTCACATTTATATGCTGAAGCTCATAATAGAAATTTCTTTACTCAAGGAATTGGAAGTAAGGGAATTTTACACATTAAAGGTGATAACATCAGTCGTGGACAGCTTGAAGGTCTTAAACGACAGTGGGATAATATGTTAACTAATAGTAGAAATGCTTTTAGACCTCCTATTATTGGTATGGCAGATGAAGTAAAATGGGTTCCATTAGCTCAAACTAACCGAGAAATGGAATTCCAAGCATGGATGGAATACCTGATAAGAATTACTTGTGCTATATTCCAGATAGATCCATCAGAAGTTAATTTCGATATATCTAAAGTAAATACTTCTACTTTAAACGAGTCTTCTAATGAAGCAAGACTTAAAAATTCAAGAGATAAAGGTCTTAGACCTCTTCTAGTATATCTAGAAAATCTTTATAATGATCACATCTTACCAGCTTGGAATCCTGAACTAGCCTCTAAATATAAATTCAAGTTTGTAGGATTGGATGCTGAAACTAAAGATCAAGAAATTGAAAGATTTCAAAAAGAAGTTGCTACTTATAAGACCATTAACGAAATTAGAACTGAAATGGGACTTCCCCCCGTTGAAGATGGAGATATTATTCTTAATGCTGCTTTTACCCAATTCAAGCAGATGAAGCTCATGAATGAAGCTCCTATGGGCGGTGAAGTGGAAGGGGAAGTTCCTGAGGGCGATGAAGAAGACACTTTCATGACGGATTTAGAAAATGATCTTAGTTCTATTTCAGATGAAGTAGATGTCCCAGAGGAAGAACAGCCTAAAAAAGAACCAGC